CCGGGTTGAAGGTGTTGGACGGCGCCGTATAGACGCCGGTGGACGCGGAACGGGGCATCAATTACCTCATGCAAAAAGCCCGCGCACCGGCTAAGGTGGCAGGCATGGAACCGGCTGTGTTGATCGTGCTGCCCGCGCGGTATATTGGCGCAGAGCGTTATTTTATTGGCGAGATTGCGCCGTGGCGTTTGCACCCAAAGCAAGCTGCCTTGCTATCATCGCACGCGCTTCCGCAGCATAATCTGGGGTCCGCATTGCGCCACGTTGCTGGCCAGCAGGAGGCAGCGCCGCCAACAACTGTGCCGCCAAAGACGGCTCTACCATCGCCCGCGCCAGCTGCTCACGCATGGCCCGCTCCGGTGCGGCATAAGCGCGGCGCAAAACCGCAGGCGCGGCGCCACCAGCCACAGCACCAAGACCAGCACCAAATTGACCACCCAGCAGCAGGCCCGCCAGGCCACCAACCCCAGCCATAACGCCTTGCGCGCCAATGCCCAGCCGCTCGCTTGGTTCAGCGCCCAGCCGCGCCATCAGGTTTCCCAGCGCCAGGTTCTGCGCGGTATTGCTGCCGCGCGCAGCTGCAGCGCCCGCGGTGGCCGCTGTTTCGGACAAATCGCGCGTCAGCCGCAGCACATCCGCCATTTGCGAAGGCGTCAGCACCCGCCGAGCCACCTCCACATTGTCGGCAATGTAGCGCCGCGCCTTGCCTGCAAGCGTGCCCTGGACCGCGTTGCCGGCGGCGTCCAGCGTCTCGCGCGTTCCCGTCATGCTGGCCTGCAATCCGCGCAGCCACTCGTTACCCAAAGCCTCCCGAACCTGCGCCTCGTTTGACCCAGCAGCCCGCAAAGCCTGCTCCACATCTGGCACCGACCGCATCAACGAAGCCGGCACATTCTCCGCGCGCATGGTCGGCCGCTCGCCGCCCCTGAGCGCCTGCGCAACGCCGCCGGCAGCCGCCTGATCGCGGCCAAAATCCAGGCCGACTTGAGTGCGCAAATCCCTAGCATCGCGCCAGCGCTGCGCCTGCTCCGCAGTCATGCCATCCTGCAGCTGCACCGTGCCGTCCGGCCGGTCCATGCCAGCCGCCGGCAATTCCACGTCGTCACGAACCGCCCGCAGCAATTCAGGGCCTTGCGCGCCAGACAGGCCGCGCTGATCCAGCTCGCGCTCAATGTTGCGACGAAGGCCATTATCCAACCCCGCAGCTTCGCGCCGCACGCCACCACCAGGATAGCGCACCGCACCGCCAGACAACTCCGCCTCAATCGCGTTTAGCAGATCATTTTGTGTGAGAGTGTCCACCCGATCCGGGCGCATGCCGTCCATATGCTCCGGGAAATAGCCAGCGCTCCGGGCTTCCATGGCGGCCAAATCCAGCGGCCTGCCTCGGTTATTGGCCAAACCTGGCCGCCGGGTGAACGCCCCGCCCATCACCGCGGACAGATCGCCGCTCGATGGCCTCAAACCACCCTGCTCCACCAGAAACTGCACCAGCGACTTCTCGCCAGTCTGTGGCGCCCTGACCTGCTCAGCATATGCAATATCAGGCCGGGCAACCGCTCCACGCGCCGCATCTTGCGCATCCAGGTCATTGAGCCCAACAGACTGCCCCGGCAGGCGGCGAGGCTCTGCCGCCGTCGCTGCCGCCCGGTCAATCGCCTGCTTGGCGCGGGTTGCCACTGCCAAAACACGAGGCTGGCCCTGCGCTTCAGCGCGTGACGCAATATCGACCAACTCGCTGTAGGTGCCTTGCAACGCATTATAACTGCCATCATCGCCTAATCCCGCAATGACATCCCGCAGCTTGACCAATTCGCGCGGCGGCCCCAAAGTACCAGGCCCAAAATACTGAGCCAAATCTTCGTCAAACGCCTGCAAGATAGGCTGGATGGGAAGTCGTGCTGTGCCGTCAGGGTCAACCGCATTATAGGCACTGCGGACAGCCACGTTTCGCTGCCCGCGCTGTTCCGCCAAAATGCCCCGGATTACGTCCCCCGAAATGTCTGGACCATATCCAGGCACCCGCGCGCCCATGAATTCAGCCCGCACGGCATCACGCCGAGCTTCGACATCGCGCAGCGCTGCGCCTGGATTGTACGCCGTGACGCCACCGGCGGGGTCGGCCGGCATGTTCCGCACGCCGCTCTCAAGGACCGCCAGGCCAGGATCACGCGCCGCTTGCGCCGTAGTAAACGGGGCATTTGGCAGCCGCGCATCAACGTCAGCTATCCCAGCCCGCAACCGCACAGGCAAATTCTGTGGGTCAGCCGAATTGCGCAGCAGAGCCTCGCCCACAATCCGATCACGCCCGCCGGCCATGAAAGGCTGCGCCATACCCTGCACCAAAGCGCTCGAAAGCCTGCCGGCTGCTGGCACCAACGACCCAGCCACGCCGCCCGATAGGCCCGCAGCCAATTCCCCGGCCAGGCCATAGCCGGCCTCTTGCGCCGCACCACCCGCCAAACCAGCGCCGGCCGCGCCAAAGGCTTGCGTGACCGGCGCCGCCGTCAGTGCCGAACCAACGCCGCCGGCCACACCTTGCGCGCCTCGCAACGCCGCGCCAGCCCCGCCAGTGGTGGCCAAGCCGGCCAACTCTTGCACGCCGCGCGACATGATGCGCTCGCCTGGCGTGGCCGGCTGCGGCAGGCCCGCAGCATCTGCGACCGATCCGATATTTTCCGAGGAAGTCCGCACACGCGGCAGCGACGGCCCGCCAATAGCCTCAAGGCCGGCCGCGCCCATGTTGATGATGCCGCCGGCCGCATCGTAAAGCGCGCCAGGAATGGCCGCCAAGCCCTGCGCCGTGGCGCGCGTGCCTAGGCCAATAGAACGCCCAACAGAAGGCGGCGGCGGAAGCGTTGCGATGTATTCGCGCGCGGCGCGGTCCACCACGTCATCCGCCGTCTGGGCAGGAAACCGCAGAACCGTCCCATCCGGCATGCGAGCTTCAATCATTGGCTGATCCTCTGCCCATCGGCGCCATATTGGATGACACGCGCGCCAGGGCTCGGCGCAGGCTGCCCAGCTTGCTCAGGCGGCAACTGCCCGCGGAACCCACCGGGAATTTCTACGCGCATGCTTTCAATGGCCTGTTGGCGAGCGCGCGCCTTCTGCTGCCGCGCAAGCACACTATCCCCCGGCATTGGGAAAAACCGGGATTGCACGTCCATCAATTCGGAATTGCTAAACGCCGCGCCGGTTTCCTTACGCAGCACGCCCGCCGCAAACTGGCGCAGCGCGTTGAAATATTGCTGGTCGTTCTGGTTCAACGTCATGTTGACCAGCGTTTCCGGGGCATTCCGCCATGCGAGCAACGTCGCGTTGCTTGGAATTTGAATGTCCTGAAGAATGCGATGGCCCTCACTCATCGCATTTCCAAACATGTTGGAGCGCGACTGAGATTCGGTGAGCGCCCCCGTAGTGCCAGGAACGCGGGTGACGGTCGCGCCAGATGTTTGCGTAACCTCAGGAGCCACGCCGCTACCCGATGTCTGGGATTGAGCGGGTTGTGACGCAGGCGCTGCGGCCTGCGGCGGCGCTGCCGGCTGCTGGCTGTTGACAACAGGCGCGCGAATACCGGCCGGCGGCTGCGGCTGGATGGTGACAACCGTGCCATCCGCTTGCGTCACCGTGCGGGGGCCATAAGCCTGGTTGAACGCCGCGGCATAGGTCGGGCTAGATGGATCAGCATTTGGCGCCAGCAAAATGTTCAGCGATTGCGCGTCCATGCTGGTGCCGCCAAATTGGCCCTCATTGCGTGGCCCGTAGCCCTGCATTGGCCGCACGGTGCCCCGGCTGCCCATTTGCACCAGCACCGGCTGCCCATTTTGCATGACGGTCTGCGGCGCTCCGGTAAACGTCTCGGCGCCTTCCTGCGGCGGCATCCGGCCACCGATAAACGCGAGCGTTCCATCCTGCCGGCGCTCATAAGTGCCAGGGCCTTGCGGGCCGTTAATTTCCACGGTCGGGTTGACGCGGCCAGCTCGGGCATCCTCTCGGTTTGCCTGCGCCAGATACCCCGGCGCCAAGCGCGAGATCATTGGGTTTGAGCTGCTGACGGCGCGCAGATACATCGTCATGGCGTCAGATTGCGGTGGTGCGCCTGCGCCAGCTTGTGCTGAGCGCGGCGCCGGCTGCGGCGCTTGCCCCGGCATGGCGGCGCCGCCAAACGGCGAAGCGGCCACGCGGCCATTTGGCGCAGGCAGTTGACCGCGCAAGTCGTGCCACGGATTTTCAATTGTCCGAAGATTATTCGGGCCTTCTGGGGCTTGTGGATTAAAATCTGGGTTGGGAACAGTGGGGCCACGGTTTTCTGGTAAATTGGGATCGTTTGACCCAACAATTGGCGGGCGTCCCCGCACAATGGCGGAAGGCTGGGGTGGCGGCAAAGGCTCGCGTTGCACGGTTCCATCTGGCACGGGCGACATGGCCTGCTGTGGCGCGGCCTGAATGGGCTGCTGCTGGGGTGGCGTTTGTGACGGGCCACCAAGGAACGAAGTCAGCTCCTGCCGGTTCAGGTAGTCCCGCTTATCCGTCCGGTCCTGCAGCCGCTGCATCTGCTCGTCTTCGCGCGCCAAATCTTGGGCTTCCGCCCGCTGCGCCATCAGCCCGGCCAGTAGGCCAGACCCCGCCCGCGCCAGGGCTGCGCCCGTGCTGTAGACTGGCGTGACGTTGTTAGCGCTGGCCATCATCTGATCGGCCAAGCGCGACGATGCGGATTGCCGCCGCCCCTGTTGGCGGGACTGTGCCAGCAGCAACTGCGCGAGGATGTCGCTTTCGGCCATCAGTAGAACCCCCCGGTCGGCGTCTGCCCAAGGTCATAGGTTTGCAGAGACTGGCCCTTAAATTCGCCCATGCGGCTGCCAAGGTCTGGCCTTGCGCCGCCCAGCCGCTCCATAAAGCTGCGCCCGTCCTCTTGGTCGCTCCGCATGTTTTTGAGCATGTCAGCCATGGACGATGCCGACATGCCCGAGGCAAAACCGCCAAGGGCGGTCTGTGGGGCGGCTCCGCCCGCCTGCGGTATTCGTGGCACCTGCAGCTCCATCGTGCCGCCTAAAGGCTGCATGGGCTGCTGCGGCGCCTGTTGCTGCATGCGCTGGCGATGCTGCGCCATAGCCTGCACAAGCGCGCTGTAGGGATCGCCGCCGCCGCCGAATGTCATGCTCATGCCAGCGCTCCGTAATCGACCTGCGCAAACCCATCAGGCCCAACCTTGACCGCATGCGGCGCCACGGCCGCCACATCGTCGGCCATGTAGCCAATGCCGGGCTCGCCCCAGAGGTACTCATAGCGATATATCGGCAGGCCAAGCGTGCCGGTGCCAATGCGCTCGGCGTTGCGTTTCAATCGACGGTCAGAAAACTTCATCGCCGCCGACGCGCCCGCACCAGCCACCTGGCCGGCAAACTGCGCCATGGCCGCGTTGTCCGCAGCCGCTTTTGCCACGTTTGCGTTGTATTGCGAGTTCGCCACGCCGTAATTCCCGGCCACCATGCCCTGGTAATCCGGCGCCTGGATTTGCACCTGCGGCGCATTCTGGAATTGCGGGTATTGGATCTGCTGCCCGCTAAGCAGCGCCGACGCTTCGTTGATCGGCTGGCCGCGCAAAGCAAGCTGCTGCTGAAGCGATTGTTGAACCGCGGCATTGCCGAACTGCCCACGGCCGATGTCCATGCCGTAAAGCTGCTGAATGGCTTGGTTGTTGAGCCCGGCTCGGCCCAGGTCCATGCCATATTGTTGCTGGATGGCTTGATTATTAAGCTGAGCCCGGCCCAGGTCCATGCCATACGCTTGCTGCTGCGCTTGGTTGTTAAAATTGGCCCGGTCCATATACATGCCTTGCGCTTGCCCGGCCACCTGATTGGCAAACTGCCCGCGCTGCAAGTCGTTGCTCATCACCTGCTGTGTTGCGTTGTTGGCAAACTCGCCGCGCTGCAGGTCGTTGCCCATCTGCTGGCCCACGCCAGCATTGTTCAATTGTGCCTGGCCAAAACCGAGGCCAAATATCCGGCTCTGTTCCTGGCCCGCATTCAGAATGGCTCCATATCGCGCGTCATTGGCCTGCTGCGCATAGTCGCGCATACCAGTTTCCCACGCTTGCGAACCTGGCGTGATGCCCTGATTTACAAGCCGCGCCTCAAGTGCCGCGCGTTGCGTTTCAAGCTGTGGGTTCATACGGGCAAGCAACGCGCCTTGCACAGCGTCGCGCGATTGGTTTGCATCACCAATGCCGGTAAAGTCGGCGCGAGTTTGAATGTTGCCGGTGCGATCCTGCACGTTGCGCTGCACTTCGCCAGTGCGGTTTTGGACGCCGCGCTGCAGCTGCTCTTCATATCCGCCGGGAATAAGGTAGTTAAGCGCCCCGGCGCGATCCCCCACGTTGTTCTGCACGCCGCCAGCGCGGTCTTGCACGTTGTTCTGCACACCACCAGCGCGGTCCTGCACGCTCGTTTGCACGTCCGGCCCTTGATACTGAAACGGCTTAGATAGGGCGTTCTGCACCTGGCCAAGCTGCGACACCGCCGCAGTGCCATACAGCTCCTGCGCTTGGTTTGTTAGGTCAAGCTGACGCTGCCCGGCCGGGGATAGCGTCGTGGTGATGCGCGAGCGGTCATTGCCGATGTCGTCATAAGTGACGTTGCCGTAGGGCGTGACCTGATCCAGCCGGTTCATCCGCCCCTGCAGCCGGGCGGTATCGGCATTCACCGCGCCCTGCGCCTGCGCAGTGGCCATGGGATCGGGCGCCGGCGGCGCCGAAGGCGTCTTGCTCGACATGGGTTAAACCTCCCTGAAATATTTGGAGCGGCGCCACATATCCGCGTTGAACGTAAAGCACGCCTGGTGCTGCTTTCGGCCGTAGAAGTTTGGCCGCGTGCCCCACTGCTTAAAGCCAACACGCACTGCAAACTTGCACGCTTCCGCATTGGCCAATGGCGTGGCCACCTCCAGCGTGTAGGCTTTTGCCTGCGCAAATGCGTAATGGTAGATCGCCGCGATAACCGATGGCCTGGCCCAGTGCCGGCTTTCGGTCGCCACGCTGAGGCTCAAAACAGAGCCGTCCGGGTTGGGGATGTAGTTATAGAACGCGACGGCCGCAGTAACCTTGCCGCCCCTCACCACGCCGGCAATCTGACATTCAGGCAATTCGCCGCCGTGCAGGTGCGGGATGCGCTCTTCGGCCCAAGCGCGCAGCATTGCGACTTCTTCAGGCGTCCGGGCAAAAACCAGCATTACAGCAGCCCGCCCGGCAGATAGAGGACGTTGGTGCCGACCCAGGCCACCCGGCCGGCCGCGCCTGTATTGACCACCAAGCGCACCGCGCCAGTGCGGCCAATGCCGCGCACACCGCGCATCTCGTCAATCACCAACAGGTCCAGCCATGTGGCGCTATCCCACCGCGCGCTGTCCCACAGAATGCCGCCCACATCACCATTGACCACAGCCGGCAGCGCCGCAAAGGTCCGATAATCAAGCGCTAGGTCAACGCCAAACGATGGCGCACCGGCTGCGCGCAAAATCGGCTGCACCCGGCGAAACATCTTCTTAGATGGCCGCGATCCAAACGCATTCGGCGCCTGAATTGCCACCGCGTTGATTGTCGCGCCCGCGTCCGTGGCGCCGTTGTCAAAAAGACAAACGCTGTTTGACGTGCCGAAATACGGCAGGTTCGCCATCAAACCCCAGCAGCGTGACGGCAGCCCCGTAAATTTAGACGGCCCACGCGAAAGCGTGTTGAACACATACTGAATGAAGGTGCCGTTTGCGTCAGGCGCATTGAAGATCGCCATGTTGCGCGCGGGATACAAAATCGGCTCCCAGCCAAACGAAGTTGAATAATCTCGCACCGATGCCGTGATGGCTGCATTGACCTGGTAGGATATAGCCTGGGCGCTTTGCTGTGCGGCATCCACCGGCAGCACCGCCGAAAGCAGGACAATGCCCATCTCGGTAAAAATGCAGAGGTCAGCGCCAAACTGCATGATACACCGCCGCCCAACCGGCCGGCCCAGGCGAAACACGCCGATCAAGCTCCATGTAGCCGCGCTGCTCGGGTCCGTGCCCGCGTAAATCAGCGCCTCGCCCTCGCTGGTGATAAAGGCCGCCACGTTTTGAGGCCCGCCGCCGCCATCCCGCGACCAAGTGCCCATCCCCATGATGTAGCCGCCGCGCGTGGCAACCGACGAGAAATCAAACTGCACCGCCGCGCCAGCAATGGCGTTTGGCGCCAGATACCACGCAACCAGCGACGCCTTTTCACCAAACCATAGCCGGCGCTGGTGCAGGTTGATCCAGGACAGATTGGCCACGGTCGGGCCTGTGATAGACGCGGCCGTTATCACCGAACCATTGTAAAGGATTGGCGCGTCAACGCCGTTGACCGCAATGATAAAATGCCCGCCCGCGTTGGACACCTGCGCATATTGCCACTGCGCGGAAGTGAACCCGATGGCCAAAGCAGTTCCAACAGTCCCGGCGGTTGTAGCGTCAAAGATCGACCCGCCGGCAGCCGCCAGCATCTTGTTGCCGCCACTGGGCGGGCGATACGTCAGCAGCGTGTCAACCGTATCGGTGAAGCCTGTGACGTGCGTGGTGTAGCCGCCGCGCGTCTCCACCCGGTCAGGCTCACAGAACCAATTATCCAGCCGAAAGGCATTCTGAGGCGGCATGTCCGCGATAGCGTTCAAAACGTCCCACCCGCCCACAGGGGCCGGCAGCGAGGCCGCGCGAACGTCCGCCATCAGTAGTAATATCCAATATTGCCATCCGGCCCAGGCTCGCCGCTAAAGCGCCGCGAACCGCCAAAGATGTCGCTTACCATTAGGATTCGCGGCGAGTTGCGGTCGGATCGAATTTCCCGCGTCAGCCGCTTTTCAAACTCGGCCTTAGCCCCTTGCCAGGGCTGGCCGTCAGCCTCCAAGAACCGGGCGATCACGCCCAGCGTTACCAGCTCTTCCGGCAGGTTGGACAGGTCGGTATCGGCCGCCCATGCCGTCTGGTTGGTGCCGGCCGCGCTGCGGCAGAACGCATTGCTCTGGTATTCAAACGCAACAGTCAGGCCAGCCGCCGGCGCAGGCCAGATCAGCAGCGCATCACCGCGCCGGGTAAAATATTTCATCGGCCCGGCGTAACCTGCCATCAGCGGCGAGTTCTTGCGCGATTGATATTCGGTCGGACCCATCTGGCCCGAGATGAAAATGTTGTTCGTCCGATCCCACAGCGTTTCCGGCGACATGCGATGGAAGTCAGCCGGGAAAATGCCGGGCTGCGTCTCGGCCGCCACGGTCGTAAACGTCACCTCGCGCCGCAGCGCCTGCCATGGCGCGCGCGTGGCTAGGTCGGAACACACCCGTCCAGCCATCCGCAGCATGCGCTGCGCATCCACGTCTGGGTTGCCGACGACAGTAGCCGGGCGCACGTCTAGGCCGATGTCGTCGGCCACCGCCTGCGCGATAGTGAGAAGGCTCACGCCTCAACCACCTTGGGAGGCCGCCCACGGCGCTTTGGCGCGTCCGAGACATCATCGTCCACTTCTGGCTCCGCAGCCGGCTCAGCAAGGCTCCTGTAGCCCTGAGCGCGGGCGTCCGCTTCCTGCCCGGCATCCTGCACCGTGACGCAGGCGTTCAGATCGTCCCAGCCGCGCAAATACAGCGCCTTTGGAAATTCGATGTACGGCATTTGATCCTCCAAGGAAAAAGAGCGGGGGCTTTGGCAGCCCCCGCCCACTGTCACGGCGCAAAGCTCGTGAGCGTGCCGCTTTCGGGGCGAACCACGAAAACGGTGTAAGCAGCCGCCGCCGATGGATCGAGCGCGCCGGCCGTGCTGTTCATAAACCGCAGGCCGATAGTGTTGGCCGCCGTCACGCGGGCGCCGGTCACGCCCAGGCCCGCGTTCAAGGTTGCAGTGCCGACGCTCGGTGTGTTCACAAACACCATATCGCCAAGGAGAACCCCTGGCGCGGTAAACGTCTGCTCTGCCGAAATATTGGCCGCAACAGACGCCACGTCGATGCTTATGGTAAACACGCCAGCGGCAAGGATATTGCCGCCAATGGTTGAAACTGCCATGTCCGCGCCCCCTTAGTTCGAGAGGATGCGGCAGGCCAGCTCAGGGCGCTGCGCGACATAGCCATACAGCACGTCCAGGCGGGTGATGTAGCGCGCATTCACGCTGTCAAAGTCGCGGATCATACGCATGGAAATGCCGTCCATCACGCTGCGGTAGGCCATGTCGGTGCCCTTGGGCATCGGCAGGTCAGCCGTGGCGAAGGTGAACGCATCCTTGTGGAACGCCAGGCTCGGTTTGTAGACGGCCGAGGCGCCGCCCACTTTCGTTACCGCGCCGCCGTTGGTCGGGCTGGCCGAGACGTTCTGGCGGGCGGTGGAAGTCACGATGGCAGGCGCAATGGTCAGGTTGCCAGCGCCGCCGGCATAAGCCGCCGTGATGACAAACTGCTGCAGCACGCCCGTGTCCGCCTTGGTTTCAGGATGGACGCGGTTGCAACCGGCGAAGGTAATGACGTCGCCCACGGCAAAGGTCGTGGAACCGGTAGCGACGGTGATGCTGGAGCCGGTCTGCGATGCACCGTTCACCGTGTAGGTGGTGGCCGATGCGGCGGTGCCGGTCGTCGCGGTCGGGATTAGCGTGTTCTCGTAGAAGTCGAAACCACCCATCCGGCCGATCATGCCCTCACGGTATTGCTGCTTGATCGCCGTGCTATCCTGAAACAAGCCCTTAGTGGCTTCCAGAAAGTCCACGCGGTCAGTTGTGTTCAGGATGATGTTGCGGTCGCTGGGCGGCGCAAGCGAGTCAGTCAGCGCCTTGCCGGCCAGGTTCACGTTGCGGGTGCCGATGGCAGTGCCCACGTTGTTGACCGCCTGATAGACGCTGTTGCACATGGAGAGCGCGTCGTTCTCAATGTGCGAAGCCAGCACAGCCATCGCCGGCTTAATGTGGCGCTCGGTGAAGTCTTCCACCTTGAGCGTCAGATCCTGGTCAGAAAAGTTCATGTCCACGCCGCGATAGCGGTTCACGGCCAGGCTCACTGACTGCTCGGTGATGGCCGGCGCGGACCAGGTGGAGCCGGTGCGAACTGTGTACTGGTTCGGCAGGCGGATGCGCAGGGTATCACCGATCTGCGCGCCAGCATTGGCGAACGAGCTGTCATATTGACGGTCGATGTTGCCAATGAAGTTCAAGTTTTGGTGCAGGATCACAAGCGCCTTGCGCGTGATCTTGTCAACGGTAAGAAGTGTATTCGACATGCGTTTACGCGGGGCGCTTCACAGCGCTCCGTTCCCTTTCTATGTCAGGCGGCCCGCTCAGCGGCGCATCGCCTTGACGGTTTTGGACATCTCCCAGCGATAATACTCGTCGTCGCTCATCTGCTCGGGAGCCTTGACCGTAGAGCCGGTTGACTTCCCGCTGACGGCACGAACCGGAGCCGAGGGAGCAGCGTTAGGCTTTGCCGCGGTTGCGGCCTTGGTGGATGCGTGCAGCTTGTCGTATTGCATCGCCTTCCAGGCGAACTCCGCAGTAATCGGGTTGAGCGGCCACTTCTTCGCGTCCTGCTCGCTTACGCCGGCCTTCACCGCGTATTCGATCATTTGACGCTCGGCAGCTTGGTCAAACCCCCGCACAGTCTTAGCGAGACGTGCGCGGCCGGCCTCTTCGAGCATGGCGACTGTGCGCTGCTCTTCGGCTGACATCGCCGTTTCGTATTGCGAAACTGCATTGACCTGACGATGGAACTCGCTGCGCTTGATGGCAATCTCGTCACTGATCCAGCGAGCTTGGTCCGGGTTGGACTGCCGAAGCTGGCGCAAGTCGATCTGTTCAAGCTGCTGCAACTCAACAGCCAAAGCCTCGCCCGCGTAAAATGCTTTGCGGGCCTCACCGCCCAGCGTTTGGAGTTTGCCATACAGCTCGCGCTGCGCTTCAACCTCTTTTCGCTGCTCGGCCACTTCCTGCGTTTTGCGGGTGTAGTCACCCTGAATATTTCGCGTGAAGTCTTCCAACTCCGCGCGGACGTGGTCAGGAATGGCACTCTTCGCCACTTTAAGCGTTTTGGCCCCAAACGAAAGTTCGATCTCTTCGATCTCTTCCGGTTTGGCTTCGTCCTGCTCGTCGGCGCCTTCCGCGCCATCATCCTGCATGCCGTCAGCGGTTGCCGCTGCGTCGCGCAGGTCCTCGTCAACCGTTCCTGGTTGCCCAGCGGCCTCGATGGTCTCTGACATTTTTATTCCGGTCTATCGGGCCGGGGTTGCCCCCGGCGCTGAGAAAGCGGCGCTTCACAGCGCTGCGCGCCCGCACATGCGGACGTGTCGTCACCCCTGCGGCATAGGCGCAGGCGGCATTCCTTGGGGCATGCCAGGCGGCATTCCCTGCATTGGCTGCGGCATCCCTGGCGGGCCTTGCGGCGCCGGCGGCTGTGGCGGCGGGAACTTCCGCGCAGCTTGCGGCATCATCTCGGCCAGCACCTGATAGGGCAGGCCCATCTCCATGCCCTTGGCAAACTGCAGCACCTGGATGCGCTCGGATGCCTTGTCGGCGCCCGGCCAATCCATATTCTGCACCACCAGATCGCCCAGTGCCTCGGCGGCCGGCGGATAGGACCGCATCAGCTCCGTCATGGCCGCCACGCTTTCTTCGCGCTGCGTCTGATAGTTCGGCCCCACCTTGACCGTCACATCGTACTTTCCGGCGGCCAAATTGTAGATTTTGCCGTGCGGGTCTTCGGCAGATGGCGGCGAACCTGCAGCAGCCGTCACCCGCTCCACCCGCTGCTTTTCGTCGTCGCCCAGGATCTGAATGGTCTGCCGTTCGCTGTAGATGCTCGGGATGATCTCAATCAGCACCCGGCCGGCGTACTGGATGGCTCGCGCCATGTTGTCGATAAAATGAAATGTGCCGGTATCGCTCTCGCGCTGCCGCGCCATGATGGCCCGGCCGCTTGTCTCGTTGCCGCGCGCGCCCAACGCCGCGTCATAGATGCCCGTCACCGCCTTCATGTCGTCCTGGGCGTTCAGCGCCTCTTGCAACGCACCCGCGGGCACGCCAGAGAAGGGGATGCGTTGCGGCATTGGCCCCATGGCCGGGTCATACTCAAGGTATGCGTGGTTGCGGGTGTTCGCGGTTTCCCACTTCGTCACTTCGTCGGGCGGAATGCTGCCCGTCGCCACCAGCCACGGCGCGCGCGGCGCCAGCATCACCAGTTCCGTCGAAGCGCTGCGCCAGGCGTTAAACATGACCTGACTGTCGCGCGCATCGCGGATCAGGCTGCGGAAGTGCCGCTTGCCGCGATAGATCACCTCTTCGCCCCAGACCGGGCAAATCGGGATCATGGTGCCGGGCCATTTCTCTTCGCTCAGCACTTCGACCGCATTGATGACGCGGCGCGTCACGTCGAAATAGGTCGCCTCGCGCTCGCCGTTGACCGCTAGGCCCTGAAACGCCAGCGCGTCTTTCATTGGCAGCATCAGGCCAGGGCCGATCTGCACCAGCTCATCCATCTGGTCCGCGCGCATCACGCGGCCGTCAGTCAGGCGCAGGATTTTGCGCTTCCGCTCTTCGCGCAGCCAGTATTCGGCAACGCGGATGCGCTCTTCGTCTACCCAGTCCTCCATGCCCTCGCCCTGGCCCTCGCGCCAGTCGGAAGCATGGTCAGCCTTGGGATAACGGCGCTTGAACTCTTCATCCGTCAGCAGGTCGCTGACAAAGGCAAACCCCCAGTCACTGGCGTCAAACTGCGTGCTGGACACGTCCCAATGCACAGAGAACGGATTGGCAACCCGCTCAATCCGCGCCTCTTGGTCAAAACTCTCAGGGTTGCAGTAGTCGGTCGTGATGCGAAAAAACCCAAAGCCGCAGCTGGCCGCGTTGTCGATGGCAGTATCATAGGCCAAGGCCGCATTGCTGCCGCGCTCAATGGCCCGGATCAGCCCGCCAATCACCTGAGCCGTGTCATAGTCCGCGCCGCCATCCACCGGATGCACGCTGATGCTGGGCTTGTTCTGCCGCGCATCGTTAACCACCCGGCGGATGAATGTCGGCAGCCGGTTGACCGTCAGGCAGGGCCGGCCCTCTTCTTCACGGGCGCGGCGGTCCTTGTCTTTCCACTGATCGCCCAGCCGGGCGAACTTGATGTCTTCAAGCGCCAGCTCACGAATATGCGAACTGCCCTCCGCACTGAAGCGGTACTGCTCCAGCGCGTCTTCAATGATGTCGTCAGGCATGCGATGCCGGGGCGTTTCACAACGCGCCGGTCCCTGGTTAGGCTTTTGCCAACTCCGCAAAGGCCGCATTTTCCGCCGCGTCGTAGAGCATCTGCATGCGCTCTGCCGTCGCGTTCATCTCGTCCATCTGCCGCACCAGGGCCGCCGCAGCAGCCCACATGGACGGCGGCAGCCACGCCACCTGCTCGCCGTTAGCAGTCACGCCGTAGCGGATGCCGACATGCACAATGCGCAGCGGTTCAGGCGCCATCATCCCATCCAACTCACTGGCGCGCGCTCTCGCTCGCGCGGCTTGGCCTTCGCCCGGTTGATTGCCGGAAATAGCTCCGTGAAGCCCCAGACCATGGCGTCCACCCGATCAGGCGAGCCATCACCCTCGTATCCGCCGGCGGTCATCTGGCACATCTGATCCTCCAGCCGTTGGAACGTGCCCACATGGCTAATCCGGTCCAGGCTGTAGAGCGCCGCAATAGGCTCGGCCCGCACATGCTTGCCGCGCGTGGCCACCACCTCAATGATCCGCAGATGCGGCCGCACCGTGCGCAGCGTCTGGGCGCACATATCGCCGCCCTGGTTGCGCTCAATCACGATTGCATCCGCGCCGTATTCGTCCAGCGCCGCCACAGCCCGGCCGGCCCATTGCATGGGCGATCCTCGCAGGCTGTAATCCGCGAGCAGGTAGCCGCGCCCGTCCGCGCCGATGCCAACCACAACAACGCCATGCTCGTCGCTGCCGGCCTCGTTGGACACCGCGGGATCCACGCTCACCAGAATACGCGACATTTCCGGCATGTCCTGCCGGCGGTTGCGGTGCAGCATCAGGCGGTCCCAGATGGCGCCGATGGCCACGGGCTCGTAAGCGCCCAGCCAGATATGCCCATAGCGCGCGGGCTTAGTCCGCTCGTCATATTCGCGCTCGGCCTCAAGCTCGGCCGGGAAGAATGGGTTATCGCTGTAGTTAACCTGTCGCACGATGGCGTCAGGCGGCGGCGTAATGCCGCGCAGCAGCTCGTCCACAGGATCGGCCGCACTGCGCGGATTCCACGAAAACCAAAGCTCAGAACCCGGCGCGCGGATCGTAGGCCGCAACAGCTCCATCGACCTGGCAGACAGGCTCTGCGCCTCTTCCGCCCAGGCAACATGGAACCCCTCAAGCGACTTGACGCTTTCGGCCGTGTGATCCTGCAGGCCCTGGAACACGATCACGCCGCCCCCCGGCGTGCCGATCTCCGTGGCCTTCACGTCAAACCTACCACCAACACCCAAAGCGGAAATCTTATCCTCAATCAGCCGCTTTACGCTATCTTTAAGGCTCTTTTGCACCTCACGGACGCAAACTATCCGGCTGCCAGGCTGCATGATGCAGCGCTCAACCACCGCCTCCGCGAAGAAATGGCTCTTGCCACTTCCTCGGCCCCCAAACGCCCCTTTGTACCTACTTGGCCGCAGAAACGGCTGAAACGCTCGCGGCGTCTGAATGTCCATCTGGCCCCTTCGGGTCAATAATGATGCGGCGAACAACCAACGGCGCATCCGCGTCACCGGCCACGGTCAGCTTGTCGCCCACCTTGCCCAGCACCCGGTCGATAATGTTGCTTGCGGCCTGCAGCGCCCGCTGGTCCGTGATGTCGCCGGCAATGCCGATGACCGTTTGCACCGCCAGCGGCAGCGCCTCTTCCAGAGCCGCGCGGGCCTGCGCCTGCTTGCCCTGGCCGTCTTTCACGCCTTCGGGGCGGCCAGGGCCGGAAATGCCGGCCTTGCTGTTGCTCACGCCGTTGCGCGTAGGCCCACCCCAGCCCGGCGGGTGGGAGCCATTCCCCCGGCGCGTGCCAGATGATGCGGCCATCTTAGCAGCCCTTGCCGCCCTTTTTGTCGCCCTTCGGCATCGGTTTCTTAGCCATGTCCATCTCCTGTTGTGTTGAATTAATCACTTAACAGCCCAGGCATTTGCCCTTTAATTTTGCTTGCGTAATTTGCCTGATCTTGCGTCCAATCGCCCGCAGTCGGATCGCCTGACAAAATCCGCGCAATGATGGTTTGGCGTTGAGCATTATCATTACCGCCACCATAAGGGCGCCCATTGTCAATAGTAGACAGCAGGCGAGATTGCGCTTGCGTCAACGCGGGCGGTTGCAGACCGTACCGGCTCATTACCAATCGAGCGCCCTCGTTAACCGTCACTGCCTCCCGCTCACGAGCATTCAGCGGCGAATACGGGTTTAACGTAATCCTACCGTCTTCAGTCGCCATACCTCCAACATGCGGCGCCCCACGAAAAAAATCATGCTCGCTTTGATATGGATCGCGCACCAAGCCGCGCAGCATGTCAGCAAGAGCGTTAGTTCGTTCCATATGACGGATGCTCCAGTAGGTGCCCGGCTCCGGCCCATGCAGTACCGTTATTCACCGGCCCCGACTGTTTGACGCTTGCACGCTGGGCCGGGCGATACGCCGCGCCGGGCGGGCGGCGGATAAGGAGGGAGGCCGGAACGCAAAACGCCCGGGCCTTATCCAGGCTCCGGGCGTGCAAAATCGACTTGAGAACTCGTCTGCCACGCGGGAGCGTAGGTTGTCAACACTAATCTTCATCGGCCCACGGCAACACGTCATATCGCGCGGCCAGCGCGTCCAGCTTGTCCAGCCCCGCGCAAAGCTGCTCCAGATCGTGCAGGACCACGCCCTCGCCGCGCAACACTTTGCTGATCAGGTGCGACTGCTTGGCCGTCATGCGCGCCATCTCGTCGCGGTAGATCGTCATGAAACACACGGCCCCAGCGTCCTGGCCATGCACGCGGTCGGAGTAGCGCGCGGATGTCGCAGGATCGAGGCCCGCCGCGCGGAACACATACAGCAGCGCGCTGGCGTTCTGGTGCTGCTGCTCAGTCAGCACGCCATGCCCCGCCATCTGGTCAATCAGGTGCTGGTCGCCATGCGTTGCCGGCAGCCGGTAGGCCGCGTGACGCTGCAGCCCCCCATGCTCGCCGCGCATCACCAGCGTCACGGGCATAGCGCCGCGCGCAATGGCCTGGCGCATGCCTGGTTCTATCGGGATAGGCCTTCGGTGCTGCTTGCTCATGCTTTCACCCTCTTGCTGGCGGACCGCCTACGCGAGATTGTTCGTGTACGAACGACTTTCAAAATGTCCCCTCCTCATGCCGGGGGACATTTGGGACACCCCTAAAGGGGGATGTCCCCAAATGTCCCCCTAGAGGGACATGCCGAAAACTGAAATGTCCCCGAATGTCCCCGGAAATGTCCCCAAAAATGTCCCCCATTAAACAACCCAAACACGGCCATCGGCCATGCCCACAATGTGATTTTGGACAAGGAAATCCGACGTGCGGCGAAAGCCTTTCTTCTTGGCTTCCAGTTCCGCGCCCGGCATTGCACGCTCATAGAAACGCTCGCGCCACCACTTTTCCGGCACAGACTGGTAGCCCGGCGGCGCGCCGGCATGTCCAGACTTTCCTGATGTGGCAACAAGGTCCGCCAGGACCTCCAGCGCCCGCTGTTGTTGCCCAGTCAGGCGACGACGATGAGGAACGGCGCCCGCCGTGTCATCGCCATCGGCCGATACGACGCAAGACGTGACCGCCTTGCCGCGTCGGTTCATGCCCAGTTCCACCGTCTTGAGGGTGAAGGCGAAGGTGTCGCCGCTGGGCAGGTCACGCTGTTTCGACACCCGCGCCGTGCGCTGGCCGTCGATGTTGGTGACCTCTATTTCGGTGTCGGTGGCGGCGCGCAGGCTGCTGTGGCCGCGCGCGCCTTTGGCCTGGTCCTTGCCGCTATGGTGAATCCACATGCAGTGGGCATTGGTAGCTTCTTGCACGGCGTTGCCGCTCTTGACCAAGGCGCCCATGTCTTCCGGGCTGTTCTCGTTGCCGCCGGCCATGGCACGCGCCAAGGTGTCTATGATCACCAGCTTGACCGGGATAGCAAACTGCGCGGCCACATGCTTGATCGCGTCGATCAGCGCGGTGGTTTCAACTTCGCTGTCCAGTAGGTTCAGCGCGCATGGGATAACCGCCAGCGGGATGTTCGCATCTTCCATGCCGAAGTGCTGCTTGATGGCGGCCAGGCGGTTCATGATGCCGTGGCGGCCTTCCATGGCCACGATTATGACTGCGCCCTGCTCAACCTCCCTGTCGCGCCACATGCGGCCCGCGGCAACGTGGAAGCCCATATCCGCGGCAAAGAACGTCTTGCCGCTGTTGCTCTCGCCGTAGAGCACGGACATCGCGCCTTCGGTCAGCACGCCCTCAAGGAAGTCGGCGCAATCCAGTCCGGCCTGCGCATCGGCAAAGGTGATGAGCGGCAGGGGCGCGCGCGCCGGCGCCTGGGCCGGCTCGGGGCGTTCGCCAGCGTCCAAGGCCATGTCTGGCTCGGCATAAGCCCACTCGGGCGGCTCATCGTATGGCGGCGGCTCTGGCGGCACGATCTCAACGCGCACGGTATGGCGCACCTCGCGGGGCGGGGCATTGCGCGGCGAGCGCGAACCGTCCCCCATGCCGCGCTCCACCTTGTTGCGGATTTCGATAGATGACCAAGCCGGGCGGCCGCCCTGAGACGGCATCGACATGCCGGCAGCGTGTAAAGCCTCGCGAGCGTAGCCGTGGCTCAGCTCGCCGCCGGCCACCAGCGCGCCAATTTTCAACGCCGCTGCGTTCAGAGTGCTTTCCTGCTGGCCAAAAGAGGCGGCCATGATTGCATCACATTCGTCAGACAGCGCGCTCATCCCGTAGCGGGTGCCTCGCGCATCGTCATGCCGCGACTGGATCACCGCGGGGCGCGGGGCTGGGGCCGGTGCAGGCGGGTCCACTAGGTCAAGCAGCCACTGAGGCGCCTCGGCCGGCATGGCGTCGTCTGCGATGCTATAGCCGGGCGATGGCGGGGCGATGATATAGCCGCCGGTGCCACGAACATCGACGCCCGGCGCGATCTTGCTTGCGCTATTGCGAATGCTGCGGTGGGGCGGCATCAAGAACAGCAGGTGAAGCCCGCCAGAGCGCGTGCGGTGGCGCCTGGTGCGCGGCAGGCGATGCTCTTGGGCCGCCAGCCATTCCAGGCCCGAAGCGCCTTCTTTGAGGTCCAGATCGACCACAAAAAAACCGCTCTCGGCGCCTGTTGGCACGCCGATCATGGCGGCGCCGGGCATGCGGAACATTTCGCGCAGGCGCGCTTCGTCCGTGGTGGCGTTTTTAAAGCCCCCAGCGATCAACGGGCGCTTTTCGGCATTGCACGGGAA